AAGCTTTGGGGAATGGTGACTGGTGTTGTTCAGGGTATTGGGAAGTTTATAGGGGTTGGCGGTGAGGCGATGAGGAAGGGTGTTTCTGTGCCGGTCAAGACGGTAAAGCCTCTTGGATCAGTTCCGAGTAGTGGGACGTTTACTTATGCTCCGATAGTTACTGTTAACGGATCAGCCCTTCTGCCCGATTTTAAAAAAGAGCTGCAGCGTCATTCTGGCGAGGTGCAGAAAATTGTGCAGCAGCAGAATCAGCGTCAGGCGCGGAGGGCGTACTGATGTTTGCTTATTTCGGGGAGTTGAAGCTGGAGATGTGTATGGCTCCGACGTCGTTTAGTGAGAAGCGGGAGTATGCGTTTGCGGAACATCCTGTTTTGCAGGGGCGGCCTCAGTTGCAGAAGATCGGGGAGAATCTGCGGGTGCAGGATCTGGCATTCCGGTTTCATCGGGGGTTTTGTGATCCGGCGGTGGCGATTGGGTCGTTGCGGGATTTGGCTGAGGCGCAGGATGCTTTCCTTTTCGTTTTGGGGGATGGGACGTTTAAGGGGGATTATGTGATCACCAGCATCGGGAGTGTGGTGGAGATGCTTGATGGCTCAGGCGCTCCGGTGTGGATTGATGTGACGGTGACGTTGAAGGAAGTGCCTCCGGAGAGGGTTGTGCAGGCGGAGCAGAAGCGGGCGAAGAGTCCGAAGCCGCAGAAGGGTGCGCGGGTGCGGAGTGCGGCGAAGGGGAAGAGTGCGGTGGCTGCCAGTAACAGGGTTAAACTTGCGGGTGCGTGATGGCTTTGACGGAGTATGTGACGAGGCAGGGTGACCGGATGGATTTGATCGCGTTCCGGTTTTATGGTGATGCGTTGTTGTATGGGCCGATTCTTGAGGCTAATCGGGAGGTGTTGTGGGTGTATGAGCACGCGGATGGGTCTACGGATTGGGTGTATGGTGATGGCGCTCCGGAGAGGGTTTGGTTTGGTGGTGTGGTGGTTGATTTGCCGGCAGGGTTGGTGTTGTATGTGCCGGAGCTGAAGCTTCCTCAATCGAAAGTTGTGCCGCCATGGATTCGTTGACGTTGAAGATTGTTTATGCCGGAAAGGATATCTCGGCTGATGTATCGCCGTATTGCCAGGGGTTGTCGTATACGGATTACCTGACCGGCAAGAGTGATGAGGTTGAACTGGAGTTTGATGATAAGGATGGGTTGTGGCGGCAGGAGTGGAATCCGCAGAAGGGTGATAGTTTGGCGGTGGAGTTCGGCTATGCTGATCGGGTGCTGGATTGCGGGCAGTTTGAGGTTGATGAGATTGAGTATAACGGCCCTCCGGATGTGGTGCGGCTGAAGGGGTTGGCGACGGGGATCAGGCCGGGGTTTCGCTCTCAGGTGACGAAGTATCATCATAATAAGACCCTGGGTTCGATTGCTGGTGAGATTGCCAAGAAGTATGGGTTGACGGTGCAGGGTGCGCCGACGGGAATTACCCTAAGGAATGTGTATCAGAATGGGATGAGTGATTTGGGGTTTTTGCGGTCGCTCGCTGATCGCTATGGGTATTGTTTTAAGGTGGCTCATGGGTGCCTGGTGTTTTATAGGGTGGCGGATTTTGAGGGTAAGGAGTCGGTGTTGACTTTGACTCGTGACGTGGTGACGGGGTATAGTTTTCGGACGTCGGGGGCTCCTGTGCGTAAGAGGGTTCGCCAGGCGTTTTATGATCCGTATCGGAAGTCGCTTGTTTCGGGGTCTGCGGTGAATGGGGCTGCGGTGGTTGGTGATGAGGAGTTGGTGGATGTGCGGTGTTCGTCGCCGTCGGAGTTGCAGGCTGGGGCTGATTCGTCGATGGAGACTCGGAAGCGTGATGAGGATGAAATTTCGGTGTCGATGTGTGGTGATGCGAGGCTGATCAGCGGCGTGATGGTGTTGGTTCAGGGGTTTGGTGCGTTTGACCGGGGGTATCTGGTTAAGGAGGCGGCCCATTCGTGGCGTCGGGATGACGGGTATATGGTTGAGCTTAAACTGCAGGGGAAGTTATGATTCGGTATGGGACAATTATTTCTGAGAGTGGTGGGTATGCGTCGGTGCTTTTTGAGTCGGCTGGGGGGAATACCGTTTCACCTCGATTTCCTGTGGGCCAGAGGTCAACGGTTGGCGATAAGGATTATCGTCCTCTTGCTGCGGGGACGTTGGTTGGGGTTTTGCTTGATGAGGAGGGTGAGGGATTTATTCTTGGTGCGTGCTATAACAAATCGGATGTGCCGCCAGCTGGATCGGGAAGCGGGGCTTGGGTGAAGGAGTTCCGGGATGGGACTCGGATTTCGTACGATTCTGGCGGCTCGATGCTGACGGTTCAGGCGGCTGGTGGGGTTACGATTGCGGTTGAGGGTGAGTGTTCGATTACTGCTGATACGTGCAATATCACCGCGTCTTCGGGTAAGATTGCGGGGCTGAGGTGCAGAGCTGATAATTATCCGGATCACGATTTCTCATGATTACGTTGCTGTCGGAAATCCGGTCTTCTGATTTTCAGATGCGGCTGGGCGGAGCGCCTGGTGAGGTGGTGCAGGGTGATGGTGATATTGATCAGTGCTTGGCTGTGATTTTGATGACGTTGCCGGGGTCGGTGCCTCATGAGCCTGAGTTTGGATGTGGGTTGTGGGAGTATATCGATCGGCCAGTGACGGAGGTGCAGGCGTTGCTTTCGGGTGCGGCTGTGAGGGCTATCCGCAGGTGGGAGCCGAGGGTTGAAGTGTTGGCGGTGGTGTTTGGGTATAGTGAGGATTTTTCGGGGTTGCGGGTTGAGGTTCGGTACAGGGTTATTGTTTCGGCAACTGAGCGGGTGCTTGTGCTCCCGCTGGTAAATTAGGTTATGATGAGTCTTCCAGTGCCTTCGTTTATAGATCGGGATCCTGCGGCTGTTGAAAGTGCGATTGTGGCTGCGTATGAGGCTGAGATTGGCCGGATTTTGTATCCGGCGCAGTTGGAGCGGCTGTTGATTCATGCTTTTGCGTTTCGGGAGTCGTTGGTGCGGGTGGCGTTTCAGGATGCGGCTAAGCAGAATCTCCTGGCGTTTGCGGCGTATCCGGTGATTGATTATTTGGGTGATCTGGTTGGTGTGGTGCGGATTCCGGCAGTGTTTGCTGTCGGCAGGGTGACGATTACGGGGGTTGGTGTGCCTGATGTCGGAGTGGCGATTTTGCCGGGGTTCAGGGTCTCCCCTGCTGGTGGCAAGGTGGTGTTTGAGTTGGTGGATGGTGTTGTGTTGACGGTGGCGGCTCCTTCTGTGTCGGCGGCTGTGCGAGCGTTGGTTGAGGGTGCTGACGGCAATGGGTTCTCTGCCGGGTCGGATTGGGAGTTTGTTGATGGACAGCCTTATCTGGATAGTGTTGTTGCGGAGGTGGTTACGTCTGGAGGTGTGGACGAAGAGGATGATGATCATTTGCGTGAGCGGATTCGGTTGGCTCCTCAGGCTTGGGCGACAGGTGGCACAAAGGCGGCATATCGGTGGCACGCGATGTCGGTTTCGACGTTGGTGCTTGATGCTGTGGTGTTGTCGTGGGCTGATGATGCGCTGATTCCGCAGGGTACGGTGCGGGTGTATTTACTCTGTGAGCCGCAGTTGGCTGGTACGGTTGGTGGTGATGCGGAGGCTGAGCAGTTGCGGGTTCGTGTTGCTACGAAGCTTGAGCAGGATGATGTTCGTGCGTTGTGTGATACGATTGATGTGTTGTTGGTGACGGTGGTGGATGTTGAGACTGCTGTGGCGATCAAGTATTATTCTGGCGCTTCGGTAAGTTCGGTTCAGGAGGAGGTTACTGCGGCTGTTGCTGGGTTTAATGGGGTGTTGCAGCGTAGGATTGGTAAGGATTTGGTTGCTGAGCAGGTGTCGGGGGTTTGTATGGCTGTGGCCGGGGTGTATGCGGCAACAGTGACGTTCACTGGTGGCACTCCGGCGGTGATTGGCCAGACAATGGTGTATAGGATGGTTCCGGTTTCGTTCACGTTTGTTGAGGTGGCGGATAAGCTATGATTCCTTCATCAATTCATGGTGCGGCTGTTGATGCGTTTGTGCCGGTGATTAACCGTGTTGGTGACGCTGTGGTTGGTTTTGATTTGCGGAAGTTGGTGCCGTCGTTCCTTGATTATCCGGCTGATGTGGTGCTTGATGCCGGGTTGCTTACAGCTCTGGCGTGGCAGTATGATGTTGATGTGGATGGGCTGGAGCAGGGTGAGGCGGTGGCGGTGATTAAGGGGGCGATCGCGTTGCATCGTCGGGGCGGGACACCGTGGGCGATAAAGCGGGCATTGGAGATTCGGGGGTTTGATGCGGTGAGTATCTCGGAGGGGTTTTTGACATCGGTGTTACACGATGGCTCTTGGTTACACGACGGAAGTCGTAACCATGGCGGGATCTATTCGAATTGGTCTGATTTTTCGGTTTCACTGTTTGGCCGATCCGGGTTCAATGGTACAGTGGTGCTCAGGGAGATTAACCGTCGGAAAAGTGCGAGGTCGAGGCTGACGGGTGTTTCGGTAACGCTGGTGTATGCTATGCTTTTGCATGCTCCGATTTATAGGATGGTTCTGGTATGCATCGATTCGGACGTTGAGGTTGTGTATGATATCGACCCGTACACGTTGACTTTTGTGCTTGGGTCGGAGTATGATGCTCGGGTGGTGATTGGCATTAAGGGATATGACAGTTTGGGAGTGGTCGTTGGGGAGACTGTTTTCCCAACGGCGATTCTTAGGGGAGGGTGCGCTGTGACAATTCGGTTGTCGCTTGATTTGATTGAGTTCTTTTCTTTTGATGATAATGTTGATTTTGATAGCTCTTCAACTAATTTTTGATAGTAATGAGACGTTTTGGTTTTAGTGTGACGCTGGTGCTGGCTTTAGTGGTGTCCTTTTGTGATGGTTACTCGACTTTGCTGTTACCAAACAGCGGAGATAAGCTTGGTGCAGGTGGACACTTGGCGATGCATCGGATTTTTGCAGTTGATTCCGCTGCGCCGGATTCTTCAGCGTATATCGATTCATCCGGTAAGCTGAGAGTTAAGGGTTTAAAGGTAAACGGGGTGCTGCTTGGATCAACTCCGACGCAACTTGATAAGATCAATGCAGTGGTAGCGGTGAGTTCTTCAGCGCCTGCCTCCGCATTGAGTGTATCCTCTTCAGGGGTTACGAGTGGGTCTTTTAATGCCTCAAAGTTAGCGATATCAGGGACGGATGTAACGGTAACTGCTGCGCAGATTAATAATGTCGAGATTGTTTCTCAGCCTGGCTTGATTATGATGTGGCCAAAGATGACGGCTCCAGGCGGGTGGTTAATATGTGATGGGACAGCGGTATCGAGATCTACGTATGCGAGCTTGTATGCAGTCATCGGTACAGTATTCGGTACTGGTAATGGTTCTACAACATTTAATCTGCCTAATTTTAACGGGCGGTCTCCGGTTGGTTATGACTCAGTTCAGAGTGATTTTAATGCGATCGGGAAATGTGGCGGCGAAAAGTCTCATATTTTAACAAGTGCGGAAAGTGGCCTGCCCGGCCACTACCATTACCTTGCCACAAACACGTCTGGTAATGGGACAGTACTGTCGTCGTCGAACTATATAGTCGGCACACGGGGCGCGGGTAATGAATACTCTTATGGCATGGATGGAGGAGGTACAACGACTCTCCCAACCGTTGGGAGATCGAGTTTAAGCACGCCTGCGTCGGCAGAGGTTGGACACAACAATTTAAGCCCATATATTACAATATCTTATATAATAAAGTACTGAGTTATGGCTCATTTAACTGAGGTGGATTTTTTTCACAAAAAGATCTGGCAGATTGATTTATCAACACCGGCGTCTGGTGGTCAACCAGTCTTTATTACTGATGACGATGGCAATATAAACCCAGTAGGAGGGTATGATAATATTCCTTCGCAGCTGTTAGCAGATCGTACGCGCAATCTTCATAATCGACTTTTAACGATCGAAAATCAGTTGTTAAACAACCGGTTAACCGCAATTGAAAATAATGGTGTTGGTGAGTTGGTACAGATGACTTATTACCCGGAGAACTTACTCTCTTTGACAGATTACGCTTTTTCGGGTGTTTTATGGATGAGGGGCCAAACTCTTTTAAGATCCACCTATACCCGGCTTTTCTTGAAGATACAGCATCAGCTATCACCAGACAGCCTTTTCGGCATTGGTGACGGAGTATCGACCTTCACTTGTGCGGATTTAAGGAGTGATTTTACTCGATCATGGGATGGTGCTCGCGGGGTGGATGCGGATAGGGTCTGGGGATCCTTTCAGGCCGACGAGTTCAAGACCCACGCGCACAATGCGCCGACGGCTCTTGTTGATGATCCAACGGGTGGGATTTACGAAGTCCCCGCTGCGAATACCCATAGATTTAATGCTTATGATTACGTTGGCGCAGCACCAGTGAGTGAGACTGGTGGAAAGGAAACTCGGCCCAGGAACCGAGCGGTTCTTTTCTGTGTCCGGTATTGATATTACGTTAGATTTTGATGTCGTTAAATGAGCTTAAATTTCACAAACCCCGTGAAAAATTTTCACAATCTGTTTGTCGCGTTATATC